GAACATAAGACCCTTAAACTTTTCAACTGACCAACGACCGTTTGAGTCAGTGTCAAGATCGAAAACACCAGCAGTCGTAGTATTGTCAGCAGCACCAGCAACAGCTGTGATGTTGATAGTACGAACGATTTCACGATTGATTTCCGAAAGGATTTCAGCCGAAAGGATGTTTGCAAGTTCAGTTTCAGCATCAAGACCGTGAATAGCCTTAAGGTCCTGTGCAAGTTCCATAGTGTACTCGGCCTTTAGAGCACGAGTGTTAGCAGATACAGTAACCTTTTCAATCGAGAAGGCCATCTGTGGGAATACGTTACCGGAGTCAACACCAAGTGATTCGCCAGCAGCTGTAGTCATACCACCACCAGTGTTATAGGTGTTGGTTGCAGTTAGAGGGCTAGTGTTGGTTGCGCCTGGGATAGTACCCTTGAAACCAAGACCAAAGTTATTGCTATTAACGCCAGTTAGACCACCAGCACCAGTGAAGGCAGTGTTAACTTCATTGTAGAAAGTTTCGTTGTCCTGAACAGAACCGTTCGAGAAAGTAGTGTTTGAACCAGACTGGTTAGAATAACGCGAACGCATCGCGAAAATAAGACCAGTTGGGCCAGTCATTGGCTGAACGCCGCAAATGTCATAAGCAATGAGGTTAGGCATTGCACGACGTACTAGAGAGATAAGAACTGGATCGAAAGTATCGATACCACCAGAACCAGCAGTAGACGAAGAACCGCCCATTGCGTTGACTGGGAGACCAGATGATGTTTCTGTAAGAGTTTGATAAGAACCATGAGCAGATGACTCGATAAGAGCTCTCTCAGTGTTCTCAAGCATGATTGCGGTTACGGAACGGCGATGCTGATCCTTGATGATGCCAAGAGCGGCGTGATCGAGCACAGGTGCCCACTTGTTTTGAATTGCCTCAGCTAGATACATTTAATTTCCTTTCGGTGTAATAAGATATTGTTCAATTTATTTATATAAGATTAGTTCTTAACTGTTTTCGAAATTGCTTGAACGTAACGATTTACATTTGGATCGACATATTTTGAACCAGTTGATTCATATAAATCGCCTTCGAACGTTTCTTCTTCAATGTTTGAAGAATAGGTAGTCTCTGTACGGAAATAATTTTCCTTGATGATCATAACCTTACGTGCATAAGTTTCTAAATCGCCGTCAAATTCAATACCTTCAACAAGAGCGTTGAATTTATCCTGCTGTGTTAGTGCAAGGTCAGAAGCGATTTCTTCAAGGATTTCTTCTTTCTTTGTTTCAAGAAGATATCCCTTAAGCTCTGTATTTTCTGTGATGGAATCATCAAGTCTATCTTCAAGAGCATTTACCTTATCGGCAAGAGCTTCGAGAACGTCTACCTGTTCCTGTGGTACAGAAATATAATGTTCAGCGAATAAATTCTTAAGACCTTCCATGAACTCTTCGGCAAGTTCATTACGGAGTGTTGATTCGATCGCTACTTCGTTCTCTTCCATCCACTGTTCAACAACGTAGTCAAGGTACGAGTCAAGCTTAGTTGTTATACTTTCATTGAAGTTTTCTAGTTCTTCGCTGATTGCATCTTCATATTCTTCTTCAAGACGAGCCATTTCGGCGATCAAACGAGCGTTGATTGCAGCTTCAAAAAGAGTTGATGCTTTTTCCTTGAAATCTTCTGATAGTTCTTCACCAGCGAACATTTCTTCAACGTCTTCCTTGACGTTAAGCTTTGGCATTGCATCTCTAGTTTTTGGACCAGTAGTTTTAGAAGCGTGTGATGGGCTCATGTCGATTGAAGACTGATTTGAACCTGACTTATCGCCAACACCGTAGTTTTTACCTGGACCAAACTGACCCATTACCTGATTAAAAAAATTAACCATGTCGCTTTTTTCCATAGAATTCATAGTATGCATCATACGAGACATCATACCAATCTTTGAATTATCTAGCGACTTAGGGTCTGAAATTTTTCTTGCACCTGGCTTAAGCGAAGAAGAAGCCATAGTGTCTTCTTCAAGATCATATTCTTCAGCGTTGAAACGATTACCAACCGCATTAGTCATTTTATCAAAAGCCTTTGCTCCGTACTTTTTACCAAAACGTTCTTTTGATTTTGCAAATTTATTGAAATTCTTTTCGGCATTTTCTTCATCACCAGCATTTTCGGCATCGATGCCCTTAGCGGCACGGCCAAAGATTGTTTTACCAGCCTTTGATTTAGAAACCTCGTCGAGTTCATATTCTTCTTCATAATTTTCTTCTTTTAACATACTTCTAACATGTTCAGCCGCATCTTCAACAGAATTGTGATGTCTAATTGTTGGGCTGCCCAAACCAGAAATAACATCTTCATCTGATGTTTTTATTTTTCCATTACCCATATCGTGGATTTTAACGCCATATTCATCATTACCTCTACGACGATGAACATAAGCACCAGTAGATTTAAGACCCGAAAGTTTTGCAATTTGTTTTGCAAGTTGTGCACTTTCAGTCAGTTCGTTGTAATTATCGGCCATTAGAAATGTCTCCTTTAATAGAATTTTAAATTATTTATATAATGCGTGTGTTTACTGTTAATGAAGCCATATAGTCTTCAAAAATTGTTAGTCGCTGTTCTTCTAATTGAGAATGTGACATTTTTCTAACAGCTTTTTTAATACCTTCGGCCTTTTCTTCGAGCCAAGTATCTTTGATTGGATCATAAATCCATTCAACGCCTTCCATAATACCTTCGACGAAAGCATGTGGAGCCGATGGGTCATGAACAATATCCGCTGCTGTTGCAAGACGATAGTCGGCCTGAACTTCCATAATTCCATCTTTACCTGGCTTGAGCGAACCCATACCACGTGAAGAAACACCAATTTTA